TGGACTACACTGGCTATTCTGAAGTAGTCAGAGACCTTCTCACAAAGAATTTTGAGAGTCACAAGTCGTATAAGACTAAAACACGTGAACAAGTTTTAAAATATCATGTTACTCATGATAAAGCATATCCTACAGCTTTTGATGTATTATGCAACTTGGGTAATTATGGTATTAATCCTAATAGGTTTGATAAACTTTGGCACAACCATCGTCATCGTTTAGGTGAACGAGTTGACTTGTTTGATGGGAAAGTTATATCTCCTTCAGACATGTCAGTTGTTGTTGCAAAGGTTTATGAACCTGAAACTAATAAACGTAAATTAGACGTGATTCTCGAAACGCAGAGTGGAAATGCCGAATCCACAACATATACTGGCTCTAGGATGACTATGACTCAAAATGTAGCCTTCACAGACCAATTATCAGCTTATACTTATGATGCTGGTGGTGAGTTAGATCCTACTAGATCTTTGCAAGATACTGATGATGCTGATTTAGGTAATTTCTTTAGTCGTCCTTTAAAAATCCATGAAGTAGAATGGGGTACTGGAGTTGCTTTATTTGACTCCTTTGATCCATGGTCTGAATATTTACAGAATCCCCGTGTCATTAATAGGCTTACTAATTTTAATCTTTTAAAAGCTAAGTTACATCTCAAGATTGTTATAAATGGAAATGGGTTTCAGTATGGGCGTGCAATCGCTCATTATTTACCCTTTGACATTTTTGATACCTTGACTACTACAGCAGCTTTGAATGATGATGATTTAGTACAGGCTTCACAAATGCCACATATTTATTTAGATCCTACTACTTCAACTGGTGGAGAGTTGATTTTGCCTATGTTCTATCATAAGAATTATATTAATATTCCTAGTTCTGATTGGACTGTTTTAGGTGAAATGTACATTAGAGAATTGAACACTTTGAAACATGCTAATGGTGCTACTGATAAAGTTACTATATCAGTATTTGCCTGGGCTGAAGATGTTTCTATGTCTGTTCTCACTTCTAATGATCCTAATACTCTTACACCTCAGTCTGGTGAAATAGAAGAAGCTAATACGAAAGGTATGATATCTGAACCTGCGTCTGCAATTGCAAAGATTTCCTCTGCTTTAGCTGTTGTTCCTGTAATTCGTCCGTTTGCGATGGCAACTACAATGGCAGCTGAAACTATTGGTAATATAGCAAAAATGTTCGGATATTCTAGACCACCAGTAACTAAATCTCCTGATCCTTTCCTACCTCGTATTGTAGGTTCTTTTGCAAATACTAATGTACCTGATCCTATACAGAAATTAACTGTTGATCATGCACAAGAGCTTACAGTTGATCCACGTATTGCTGGTATTTGTGCTGAGGATCCAATGGCTATTAAATCTATAGCTACTAGGGAATCTTATATTACAAAATTCCCCTGGGTCCAAGGTACTGCACCAGAAACATTATTGTGGAATACTCGTGTCACTCCGGTAACATGGGCAGAAGGTGGTGGTTCTCCTACACCATTGCGACTTCCTCCCTGTGCTATGGCTGCATTGCCATTTGATTATTGGACTGGAACTATGCGTTATCGATTTCAAGTTGTTGCTTCTACATTTCATAAAGGACGACTTAAAATCGTGTATGATCCAGAATTCTTTGAATCTAATGAATATAATACCAATTATGTTCAGATTATTGATTTAGCAGACACACGAGATTTTACTATAGAGGTTGGCGTGGGTCAAGACGTTACATTACTTGAACATGCTACTCCAGGATTAGAAGCAGTTTCTACAATTTACAGTACAACACCTTATACCACTACTTCAGTTGGTAACGGTGTTTTAGCTGTATATGTTGTGAATGAACTTACTACTCCTAATTCTACTGTGAATAATGACATTGAAATTAATGTCTTTGTCAGTGCAGGTGATGATTTTGAAGTATTTGTTCCCAATCAATTAATTGGTAATTATGTACTTAAACCACAAAGTGGAGAAATTCTTTTTCCACAAAGTGGTGAAATTGTCCCTGAATCTGAAAACACAGTTGAGGCTAGTGCACCAACTCAAGATATTGTGAAAAAGTTAGGACCAACAGAGCAAGATACTTCCTTGATTAATAAGGTATTCACTGGTGAAAGTATAACTTCATTCAGACAAATGCTTAAAAGGTATAATCTTCATACTGCTGTTTCTAATGGTACATCTCTTGGTAGGGTACTTCAAGTGGCTCAAAACAATTTTCCATTTTTACGAGGAAACGTTGATGGAGCTATTCATAGGACTGATCTTTTAGCTCCTTATAATTTTTGTAATACCATTATGTTACACTGGGTAACATGCATGTTTTCAGGTTATAGAGGAGGTGTTAGGTATAAGATCGTTCCCAGGGGAGATTTAAGTTTAACTACTCCTCTTGATATGTCAGTAGAACGTTTTCACAACAGATTTAGTAGGGATTATTCTCTTAGAATAACAACACCTTTAGATGTTACATCTGTTGCTGAAGCTGGTCATGCTGCGGTCATAGGAACGCCCCCTGGTGAATTTCAAGTTGCAGGACACATGCCTGCTGGTTACAGTGGAATGGCTTATACCCATTCTTTAGTTAATCCTTGTCTTGAATTTGAAATTCCTTATTATAGCCCACAACGTTTTGAACCTGGAAAAACCCAGAATTTTACTGAGAATTTTGGAAATGGGTTTGAAGTTAGTTTACTAGCTGATGGAGGTACTAATACAGCTTTCTACTATTATGTAGCAGCTGCTGAAGATTTTCAAGTGTACTTCTTCACTGGAGCGCCTCGCTTGTTTTATGAGGCAAATCCACCAGCACCAGAACCTTAAATGGTTCAAAAGATCTTATTGGGTAGATCTTTAAATAAAATCCCTTTATCCAAGCTTTATATAGAATAAGCTTTAAATAAAATTCTTACCATACTGTGGCCGTATGGGGACTCTTGATGTGAGTCTGGACTGCGCCGAATTTAACTTTATGATCTAAGTTTTTCCCGGTAGTCAGTCCGGTTTTATTAGGTCACAAATTTAATTAGCGTAGCCCTGTATAGTTTAGTAATAAACTATATTCAGGCAAAGTGTACTATTGTTG